AAGAACCAGTCAACGGGCAGATCACGACAAGCTGCGGACTCTTGCCAGTTCAGCATGAGATGCTCCAAGGTTGCCATCCACACTTCCCAGCTTCTTCTCGACTATTCCACAGTAAGAACGCAAAGCGGAGGTTTGACGATGGGATCGCCATGTCTTCAAGCGTCCAGCCCATCTCCGAAAGCCACTCTTCGTGGATCTGGTTGATCTGGGTCAGTCCGTGGTCTCCTGACTTGTCATTGACTGCCAAGGCTTGACAGCGCGACTCCTTCCACATGACGCGACCGAGGGTCTGTAGGACTTCTGTCCTGTTGGGCCATCCCATTTCTACGGCCAGCGGTAGCCATTCCTGACATTTGGTGTCGGGATCTATCTGGGCGAGCTGTACGAGCGTTGTAGTGGTCTCTACGGGCTCGTCGTAGATGGTCGCGTTCTCCTCTGCGATCTGTTGAGCGATCTCGGCTTCACGGTCTGCGATCTGCTCGTCGGTCAGGGGAATGATCTGAACAGTCTGAGGAACTCGGACAGTGGTCTCTGGCGGTGATTCTGACGATGATCCGAAGATCACGACCAGACTGAAATAGGCGAACGCCACAAGGGCGAGGAACTTGAACGGGTGCATTATTTGCCTCCAGTGTCGGGGCTCAGCTGATGCTGTGCTCTCTTGGCTCAATCAGTTGACCGAATGAGCGACGCGATGTCAAGTCATTCGGCGAAGATTCGAGCGAACGCTTCCTCGACAAGCTTTGGATTGTCACTAAAAAGTGGCGAGATCTCAACATGAGTCCAGTCCGCTCCGGGTGTTCCTCCGTTGCGTGTGGCAGTCCAAGCCTTCCAAGCGTCACGATCGCATCGGTAGCCTGCTCCCCACTTTTCAAGTCCCGTCAGAGGGCATCCAGTGCCATCGTAAGCATGAATCTCTTCAATGTTCAGATCGTCACGATGCTCATAGAGAAACTCAACAAGAGCCTTCCGTTGAGCTTTCGTACCCTTAAGGTCTACTGCTCGCCATGTGGCATGAACGGACAGCGATGATCCTGAGCGCATCGGACGATTCGCATAGATGCCGATGTTCTTTACGCCGAACAAATACTCACAGAACTCGACGAATCGTTTTGTGCCGGCGCGTGGTGTGGGATGGTTGCCTTCCTTGTTACCTGTGTACGGTCTAGATGTCATTGTCTTTGTCCTTGTCTTTGAGCCCATTACTTGCTAATAGCCCCGTCAAAGCACCAGCGAGCACGAGGAGAACGCTTGAGAGGGTCTCCCATGACTTCGAGTCATTGGGTGACACTTCGAGAGGTTGTACGACAAAAGTGAGCGAGTACAGGATCATCCCGACGGACATGATGAAAGTGAGCGACAGCGCCAGTCCGACCATGAGGACGAGGCGCGCTTTGATCTCTGAGTTGGTGAGTCGTTTTCTCATGGTGTGGTCGCTCCGTTGGAAGTGTCGCATCGTGGCGCTTCGGGCTGGGTGACACAGTTGCCTCGAACGCGGTCAGAGCATGAGGTGATCACGAAAGTCATTGCGATGATGAGAGCTGCAGCGACAAGCAGAGTCTTCATTCTTCAATCAGTTCAATCGGTTCAGGACGAACAAGCGGCGACGGTGGTTCTTCATCGTGTTCCCAAAGAACTAGGACTTCATCAGATACGACCCATCCAGAGTCAAAACCTGCTTCGATCAATAACTTGACCATCGGTGTTTCGCCAATGTTTGATGATGTCATGCTGAGACCTCCAAAAGTGTGATCGTGCTGAGAGACGCGTTTGTCTGTACTGTCACGCTTGCAGCAGCAGCGTTATTGGCAAACTGTGTTTTGTAGGTAGTCGCTGAAGTAGTCGCTGGGCTGTCAAGGTATACGGTAGAGCAACTACCTGTGTTGTCAAGAGCGGTCGCGGTGAATCCGATGTATGCACCGAAGTTGGCGATCGTTGTTGCACCACGGACTAGGCGTAGCATGACTCCGTTGAATATGTTGCCGTTTGACTTTGAGACTGTTCCATGAGAAACCAATACTAAAATTTTGCTAGTTGTGCTTTGTGGCGTGATTGTTGCGGTGAGAGTTGTGTCGGCGTAGGCATTGGTTGAACTGCTCGTGGTCGTTGAGGTTGTACCTTGAACGACTTGCAGGATTCGAAAAGCTCCTCTCAGCGCGTTCTGCTGAGCTGCAGTGAGAACAGCGCCAGAACTAAACGCTGCTGGAAGGTTTGTAGGTGTAGCCATAATGTTTCTCCTTAGAAACCTAGTTTACTTGTATCAAGAATGCCATAAACAGCACTATCAAGACGGAAAAAGTTGTACACCGAAGCCGAAATCAAATTTAACAACACTCGTGTGTCAGACGGGTCAGCCGAAACGGTTGCACCGTTAACGACAGCCTGATAGCGGACACCACGTAAAACCACATTGACAAACCCGCCAATGTCGCTACCCGTAACAAGAGCTAACAACGTGAAATTGTTTTGCTCACTTAAAGTAGCGCCAACCGTGTAAGGAACATCATCAGACTGGTCTAGCGTTGACTTCACAAAACCAGCCAGATCGGCGGCTTGACTTGTCGTCTGGTCATAACTGCTTAAAGTAAAAATGCGTGTACCTGTACCGCTGCTCTGGGAAGCCAAACCGTCAGGCTCAACGACAACTTTTGTGGCAAAGTTGTCGGCAATACCAGCAAATTGGATATTGTCAAATTTGAGTTGCGTGACAGATGGCGTAGCTGCCAAAGTGCCATCATTGAATTCGGCAATAGGTATCGCCTCGTCAAGTTCGGCTCGACCTAACCATTGAATGTTCGTCGACTCTTGACCGTAAATTATGCCCTGTTCAGTTTGAATAAGTGTCTGCAAAGTTTGCAACACATTCGCATTAGTCAAAGTTTGTGCAGAGACAAAACTAGAAGCCCTAGTCGCTAAACCAGTCGAATTAAGAGTAATACCGGCAGCAGTACACAAATCGGCGGCGGCCTGATATGTCGTATAGCCAGCAGGCCACGAAACAGTTGTGACAGTTCTGCCAGCGTTAGCCAAACTGTTTTCAAGGGTTAACGACCAGCGGTCAAGGTTGCTAGTGAAACCGTAGTCAATTTGTAGGTCAGCAACTTTGTTAGATGACTGATAATAATCGGTTCCAGCATAAGTGGCTTTGACCATGATTGAATCGCCGACTGCCAGCGTTGGCAATGTTGACGGGTTACGACCCGACAATTGAAAGTAATTTGCTCGAAACGGGTCTTGCACGTTGGCACGATTAACAGTAAAATTTATTGACTGCAAATCGTTTAATTGGGTGAAAGTTGCGCCAACGACTTTGAATGCTGTCCATGTGATTGAAGCCATCACGCCACCGTGATTGGTAACGGGCCGTTGCGGAACATATATGTCCGTAGAGCTGCGACAACAGCGTTGGGGTCGCCACCGTTGACATTGACAGTGATGTTCATTCCTCCGCCAATGTTTCCAAGTCGGTCAAGAGGGATAATCGCTTCTGCACCTTTTTCACCAATCATGGCGACCGTCGGAGATGTCACGATGCCTCCCTCAGCTAGTCGAGGCAGTTTGACTTCTGGGATACTTCCGAAGTTGACCCAAGGCCCTGCAGCTTTGTCAATGCCGTCCAGGATTGTGTTGAGTCCTTTGATGGCGAAGTTCAAACCTTTTTCCATCGCTGAGATGACTGCGTTGATTACGCCTTTGAACGCTCCGCCAATACCATCAAAGATTGCTTTTCCAAGATCTTTGAGTTCTTCGAATCCTGCTTTGATTGAGCCGAACACGAACTTGACGACATCCCACCAGATTAAGAAGCCAGCTTTGATTCCGTCTATCGCTTTCCCGAAGATGTTGAACTTGACTTGGAGTGCGATGAGTGCTGCGATGATTGCGATGATGACGACTGCACCTGTGGCGATCCATAGAGCAGAGAATGAGGTCGTGAGTGCTGTATTGATAGCGAGAGTGACTGCTTGGATCGTGTTGTAGATAGCAAGTCCAGCGTTCAATGCGATAATCGCTGCAGCTAGTACTGCGATCGTTGCACCGATAGCGACGATCAGGCCCTTGTTATTTGATGCCCATGTTGAGAACTCAAGCAGTTTTGGAATCAATTTCTCGGCGAGTGGTGCGACAGCTGCACCGATGGATTCTTTGAGTTCGCCCATCTGAATCCCGAGGTTTTTCATCTTGCCTTGGGTCGTGTTCGCTGCAGTGGATGCTTGACCAGAGAAGGTCTTGCCCATAGCTGCGAACACTTCGTCAGTGGTTGCACCGTCTTCAATGAGTGTCGCGAGGGCTGGGTCTAGTGCTTTTAACGATTTGAAGTTGCCGTTAAACGCTTTTGACAGAGCATCGGAGACTGAGCCGAGATCCTTGCCAGTACCGGCAGAGACATCTAATGCGAGACCCATAAGTTCTTGGGCTTTTGTGATGTCTCCTGTGCCTCGAACTAGCGAGTCAAGGGCTGGGCGAAGATCATCGTCGGCGACAGCTGCAGCGACCGAAGTCTTGGAGATGAAGTCTTCAACTGACTTAACTTGAGAGTCGGTCGCTCCGCTGACATTGGTGAGAGTGGTGGCAAGTTTCTGGGCTGCAGCATCGTCTTCGGCGAACGCTTTGACAGCATCAAAAGCGACAGCGCCGATAGCTGCAAGAGCGAGCCCTGCAGGGACTGCAGCCTTCTTAATAGCGAGCGGAGCCTTCGCGCCTTTGGTCTCTAATTTCTGGAAGTCAGCGATGGCCTTGTCAATGCCGGCAGGATTCCACTCGGAGATAATCGGGAGGTTAATAGCCACTACTAAAACTCCTTTTGTGCGTCAAGCATGAACTGCTGGATGATCGGCTGAAGTGCTCGTTCAGCATCTGCAGCCATTGACTCAACATCTTTCCACACATAGCGAGAAGGTGTCCCGATACGCGAGTCAAGCGCGCTAGCGAAATTGGGTCGCCGATATTTAGGCTCACGGCGCGACTTCGTTCCGCCAGCCTTGCCAGCCATATCAGTGATCGCCACTGGAGCACCTTTAGTCACGACTCGAACGACTGCGATCTGTTCAGCTCCTGCAGTAATAGATCCAGTTTTCGGCTTGCGAGTGTTCAAGGAGATTTGCACCTTCTTCACTCCAGCCCAACCTGTGCGACCTTTGTGAGCCATACCGCTCAAAGGTGGCGACTGTGGAACTCGAGCATTAATCGCATCCACAAGAGGCTTCGCTGCTGCTTTCGTGTCCTTCAACAATGTCCGACGCATTGCAGGGTTCAGCTTCTGCATCTTCTTCAGCGCATCTTGCAGACCGTAAGTGTCTAGTCTGACATCTGCAGCCATTATTGCTTCCGTCTTTGCTCATTGATGATCTGAACGCAGGTCGCTAGGTCATCTGTCTCGAATGTAATTGTCGGAGGCCAGAATCCAGTCTCAACTAGCAGAGCTGCTAGTTGTCGCCGGAAGCCTCCTTGGTAGGGACTGCGGATGCTGTCTCCACCACTTCTAGATCTTCTAACTTCTTGACAAACTCATCAAACGAGATCGGCACTGGATGGCCCTGTTGACGACTGGCCTCGTAGGCCATGTACGCGAGGTCTTCCATACCAAAACCATTTGCAAGATCTGAAGCTCGTCGCTTCATCTTGCGTTCCCACGAGATGATCACGAAAAGGTTCGTGACCACTTGGTAGGTCTCGCCATCGGCGAGCTTGACACTGAGTGTGAGTTTCATTGGTTCTCCTAGTCGGGCTCGGATTAGTTATGGATTACGGGGTGATGTCTCGAGTGTATGTTCCGCCCTTGAAGGTGGCCTCAACGACTGAGAGCTCGCCAACTGTTGCCATGATCGGCGTGACAGTTTCCAAGTAGCAACCAGTGAGCGTGTATTCAGGGTTCGATGGGGTTTCGGATGCTCCAGCTGGGCTGATAACAATCGTGGAGATAACGCCGAACATTGCGTTCAGCATGGTTTCAACTTCGGTCGTTCCGTAGCCCTGAAAGAGTGTGAGCGTGAGCTCATTTGAGTAGAGCCCAGCGGTGAAGGTGCGTGAGGTCTGACCGAAGGCCGTGTTCTCAAGTGCTTCTGCCGTGAGTGTCAGAGTCGCAGCTGAGCAGTGATCGGTGAGTGTGTACGCCGAAGGGCTTGTGACGGTGACGGTGGGGTTGGATAGGTAGGTGACTGTTGCTGGCATGGTTTTGTCCTTTATACGCGGCTTGTGCCGATTCTAATTGTGAGGTCGTAAGCAGGTAACTCGGCAGACCCGATTGATGCGATCGTAGGTCTGCCAGATACAACTGCGAGAGAGGAGTTCATCAGTTGATCAACGACTCCGAGTATGTAGTCCGTAGTGTCTTGGTTGCCGGGTGGCGCGCCCAGGACTCGGAGATCAATCGTGATGTCCGCTGTCTGGTTATTGAACGAGCTGAAAGTAGGAAGCTCAATGAATACAGTAAGAGGTCGAGCGTTCCGAGGGTCAGTGACCGGCACAAGGCCGAGAGCTGTGATCGTCGCTGAGACAGCGCTGATCGTGTCTGTGAAGATGCCTGCCATCTCATGCCACTTGCGATCTCTTGATGCCGAGCAACTGGTTTATCCGACCCATTGAAGCGACGGGTGCGGAGATGTTCATGTCTTGGAAACTGTTGAAGGAGTCCAAACTTCCGCGCTCACGGTACAAGCTCGCAGCCATAAGCACCACTCCAGCTTTGACTGCAGCGTCGGGGACGGTCGTGAGGCTGTCGGAATATCCAGCCTGCACTCTGCGCTTAAAACTCCAAGCATTCGAAGCGTTAACTGATGAGGTCATGAAAGCTGTGTCGTTGGCGGTTGCTCCGCTTATTCCGAGAAACTCGGTGAGATCGGCGACGGTGATCCAGGTGCAGGTCTGAGTCCAGACGAGCGAGCCGACTGGATCAACTGCTTCTCGAGCAAGATCTGCTCCGACATCTTGGAACAGTAACTGGTTAGGAATGATGACATCAGGGTTGAAGAGATAGTCACCTTGGTCATCTGTTCCGATGAAGAGGTAGGTCGGTACAGCGAAGACGACATGACTGCCGTTGAGCTGTGATGCACATCCTGAGAGTGTGATCGTTTGACCGACAGCGATGTCGGTTGATTCGAGAGTCTGAACGACGGCAACATTGTCTAGCACCATTTGATGCGTGACTGTGTAT